CCTGTGGATGATGACAGGTACACCCGCTTCTCAGTCACCTGTCGATGCCTACGGTCTGGCAAAGCTTGTCAATCCAAACGGCGTGCCAAAGTTTATGTCGGCGTGGCGCGACAAGGTGATGAACAAGATCACGCAGTTCAAGTGGGCACCGAAATCAAATGCAAAGGATCTGGTGCATGCGGCGCTGCAGCCCGCGATTCGATACACCAAAGCACAATGCCTTGATCTGCCGCCGGTTGTGACCGTGACGCGTAACGTCCCGATGTCTCCGCAACAACAGAAGTACTATGTGCTGCTACGTGAACAGCTTCTTGTACAAGCAGCAGGAGAGACGATAACCGCAGTCAACGCGGGTGTGGCCGTCAACAAGCTGCTACAGATATCGTGCGGCGCGGCGTACACCGACGAGAAAGAAGTGGTCGAGTTTGATTGCCTGCCACGTCTGAAGACGTTGATGGAGGTGATTGAAGAGACTGACCGAAAGGTCATCGTATTCGCGCTGTTCCGCTCCAGTATCGACACCATCACCCGCCATCTGGACAAGCACGGTATCAAGAACGCACAGATCCACGGTGGTGTAAGCGCCACCAAACGTGCGCGTATCATCGACGATTTTCAAAACACGGATCTGGCGCGGGTACTCGTCATGCAGCCACAAGCCACCGCCCACGGGATCACGCTGACCGCTGCGGACACAGTGATCTTCTATGGTCCACTGATGTCTGTTGAGATGTATCTCCAGTGTATCGCCCGTGCAGACCGCAAAGGGCAGAACAGCGACAAGGTCACGGTCGTCCACATTCAGAGCAGCCCCATCGAAGAACGTATGTTCCGAGCGATGAGCCGTAAGGTGAACGATCACACGCTGCTGGTCGAGATGTTCGATCAGGAGATCAAAGAAAAAAATTAAAAGGAGACTTGCGCCGACTGTAAAAACCTGTATTATCGTCAAAACATTTACAACCCTTAGACACTTCGACAGGAGAAGATCATGTCTGAGACCGCAGATGTCCCTATGGACAAACTGGCGCGGGTGTATCGTAAGATGCAGGCCCGCATTCAAGAGCTAACAGCCACGTACGAGTCAGAAGTCGAGGCGCTGAAAGCTCAGCAAGAAACCATCAAGAACGAGTTGAAGGACCGCATGCTGGCCCTCGGTGTGAAGTCTGTGAACACCGACGAAGGCACGGTCATTCTCTCAACCAAGACGCGTTACAACACGCAGGACTGGGATGCGTTCAAGCAGTTTGTGATCGAGCACGATGCCGTTGATCTGCTCGAGAAGCGTATTGCCCAGACCAACATGGCGACGTTCTTGAAAGAGAACCCCTCGTTGATGCCCCCCGGTCTGAACAGCAGTTCCGAGTTCAGCATTTCCGTTCGTAAACCCTCCCACAAGTAAGAGGAAACCATGAGCAACGTCGCTCTATTTAATCCGTCCCAAGTCCCTGCCTTTGCTCGCAAAGGTCTGTCCGAAACCGCCAAGGCACTGGCTGGTGGTGCTGCCAATACCGGCAAGCGTATCTCCATCAAGGGGGGTGTGTTCCGTTTGCTGTCCGGTGGTAAGGAGGTCGCCTCCATCGAGGACCGGTATCTCGATGTCGTGATCGTCAAAGCCGCGCCCAAGGTCAGTCGTGTGTTCTATGCGAAGTCGTATGATGGTGACACCGTAACCGGTCCAGATTGCTGGTCTGCCGACGGTGAGACGCCCAGCCCGGACAGCGCTCAGAAGCAGGCAAGCCGCTGCTCGGAGTGTCCCAAGAACATCGCAGGCTCGGGGCAAGGCAACAGCCGTGCATGCCGCTACCAACAGCGTCTAGCCGTGGTGCTGGCCGACAGTGTCGAGGGAGATGTTCTGCAGCTGGCACTGCCTGCCACGTCGATCTTCGGCAAGGCAGACGGCGACAACCGCCCGTTGCAGGAGTATGCTCGCTGGCTTGCTGCGCAGGACATCAGTCCGGAGACCGTCGTGACGCGGATGAAGTTCGACACCAAGTCCGAGTCGCCGAAGCTGTTCTTCAAAGCGATGCGTTGGCTGACCGACGATGAGTTCGCCACCGTCGAGACGCAGGGCGAGTCCACAGAAGCTCAGAAGGCCATCACGATGACCGTCGCCAAGACAGACGGTGTCGCAGCACCGTTGAAGCTTGAGGGCAAGCCGCCGGCCAAGGCGAAGGTGGAAGCCGAGCCGGCTCCAGAAGCGGAGGAAGACGAGGCACCCCCGCCCCCACCCAAGGCTAAGAAAGCTGCTAAGCCGGCTCCGGTCGAGGAGGTGGATGAGCCGGAGGTTCGCACAGCTCCCAAGAAACCGCCAGTCGACCAAAAAAGCTCATTGGTCAATATGGTCAGTGATTGGGACGACGAGTAAACCAACCGGGGGCTTCGGCCCCCGTCTCAGGAGAGAACAATGTACAAGCTTCAAAAAAATATTCCGATCCCGTCGCGTGCAAAGACCAAACAGGCGCGCACTTCCAAGTACCCGTTCGCTGCCATGAAAGTGAACATGAGCTTCCTCGTGCCTATAGAAGAGGCAGAAGGCAATATCAAACGACTGATGGCGCGGGTCGGCACGGCAGCTCATAGCGCCAGCAAGACGCTGAATTTTAAGTTTGCTTTGCGCAAGATGCCCGACGGCGTGCGCATTTGGCGCACTCAATAAGGAGGCGGGGGTGCAAGCCCCCGATAATATGCCTTACAGTTCCGACTTCATAGCCCGCATCAAACAGCAACCTCCTAGCGAGCTGGGCACCCGCCTTGCTCTCTGGGCGATCTATCACGACATCTCAGCCACCAAACTTGCCAAAGCGCTCGGTGCGTCACGGCAGTCCGTCTACAACTGGATGAAGGGCGGTGGCATTCTGAAGGTGTATGAAGATCACATCGAGCGCTTGATTGTCTGCATGCAGACCGCAAAAACATCTGACGACGCTTGGAAAAAAATATGTTTGGAATTCAACCTCAGAACCTGAGTAACGACGAGCTGGTCAAGTACGCGCATCTTTTGGACATGGAGACTGTTCCAGAGTGGGCGCGTGCGTGGATCATGGAGCTTGCTAAACGACTGGAAAATTTCGTAGACGCCGCACGCTAAAGGACAGGCATGAAACCGCTGGAATTCCTTGCGGACGTTCTGCCTTCGCCCGGACACGGCGTGTATTGTCTGGCAGAACTGAGCACAAAAAGAAGAGAGCATCAATTTGTTTCCAGTCTGGAGGAGTTCAAACCGCACGTAAAAGAATGGTTGAGCAAGAACAAAAACATCTTCTTCGCTCTCTCGACCTTTGATGAACAAGTGCGCAGTCTTAAGCGGGAACGCCGCACCGTAAAGAACGCACGCTTCATCAAAGCAATCTTTTTGGATCTGGATGGCTACGAGTCGAAGAAGGCGGCAGGCTTAGCCTTGGCGCAGTTCCTTGCCAAGACGCAGCTTGATCAGTTCGGGCAACCCCACATCGTGGCGTCCGGCGGGGGACTACATTGCTACTGGCCGCTCAACAAAGAATCGGACATCGTCACATGGCAACCGATTGCTGAGAACTTCAAACGCCTGTGCAAACAAGAAGGCATGAAGATCGACATGGCGGTTACTGCCGATGCTGCCCGCGTACTTCGTATCCCCGGCACAATGAACTTCAAGGAGAAGTATCCCGAGCCGCGTCCAGTGCAGTTGTTGTTGCGGGGATCGGGGCCAATTGATCTACTACACTTTGGCGCAGCGATACGTGCGCAACTGACGGACGCCTATGTGCCGGCCAGCAGCAACTTTGCCCCCGCGCAACTCGAAGGCAAACGCCCCACCAAAGCCAACAGCAAACGCTCGAAGCTTGCTGAGGCGATGCTCGGTAACAGTGTCACCCGGTTTGAAACGATCTGGCTGAAGACCGAACAAGGTACAGGCTGCGCACAGCTTAAGCACTACATCGATAACGCAACCGAAGACGGCATGGAGCCGCTCTGGCGAGGTCTTCTTTCTTGGTCTAAGGTGTGCGAAGACGGGCATGAGTACAACGTCAAGCTCTCGGAGTTGCACCCATACGAACCGGAACGCATGCAACAGAAGCTGGCCGACATCAAAGGCCCGTACCCTTGCATCAAGATGGACAGCGAGAATCCGGGTTTGTGTCCGACCTGTCCGCACTGGGGCAAGATCACCAACGCGCTGGCGTTGGGACGGGAGGTTGTAGCAAGCGACGAAGAGAAGGTGTACGAGATCCCGCTGCAGACAGCGCCTATTGATGAAGACGACGCCGTTGAATATCTCGAAGACGGCATCACCAACGAGGCCGATGAAGCTGGGGTTGAGCTGAAC